AACTATAGGGCTGAGACGCTCCAAAAGCTCTTTGGGCACAAGTTCAAGCCTGAAGAGATACCACTTTACGCCAGAAACGCAGAAAAGATAGCCAATCGTATCTATGCCAATCGTATGGGAAACCGAGGCGAGGACTCTGGGGATGGTTTTCGTTTTAGGGGAAGAGGCGTTCTCCAGTTGACTGGACACGACAATTACTGGCATTGTGGGCAAGCTCTAGGACAAGACTTTGTGATGAATCCTGACCTCCTATCTACCCCTATGTTTGCCTGCCTTAGTGCAGGGTGGTTCTGGCAAACCCATGGCTGTGGGAAGTTGGTAGACAACGCAGAACAACTTTGTAGAAGAATCAATGGTGGGTTAATAGGGCTAGAGGACAGAAAGAAAGAAACCGAGAAAGCCCTTCAAATCCTTGCCTAGTAGCACAAGGGGAGATAAAATGCAAGTATTCAAATTTAAGGGAGCGTTATTATGACTGCACCAGTTGTCATGACATATGACTCTTTAGTAGACAACATCCAAGTCTATCTAGAGCGTACTGATGCCACAACGATCTCCTATATTCCTACCTTTATCATGTTGGCAGAGCAAGTTATTGCCTCCCAAATAAAGTTCCTAGGTAACCTTAATGTTTCAGAGAGTGCTTTTGTAGCCAATTCAGCTATTGTCGCCAAGCCTGTTGACTGGCACAAGACTGTTTCTATGAATGTCACTGTCAATGGAGCTTCACAGCCTATCCTTCTGAGGAAGTATGAGTATCTAAAAGAGTATACTCCGAATGCTACGACTGGCACTGGAGCACCCCTTTATTATTGCGACTACGACTACACACATTGGTTTGTAGCGCCAACGCCTGACTCAAGCTACTCTTTTGAGGTTCTCTACTATCAGAGAAACCAACCTTTGAGTTCTTCTAATCAGACCAACTGGTTTACCACATACGCTCCTCAAGCAATACTTTATGGTTCTTTGTTGCAGGCGATGCCTTATCTCAAGAACGACGACAGAGTACCTATGTGGCAAGCTCAGTATGAACTGATCATGCAGACATTGACCAATGAAGACAAATTGCGTATTGCTGATCGTCAGGCAATCGCTGTGGATGCATAATGACCTACAGTACTCCCTTTACAGGTTCAGCAGGTAGTTTTACCTCACCCTTTACTGGGGATGTGATTCAGCCTACAGATGTATCGTATTTATCCCTGTCGCTGACTGCTAACACGCAGTTACAGTGGCCTGTGAGTTCTAACGCCACGCTACCGTATGCGTCGAGGATCATGGACATCACACCCACTGGTGTGTATAGCCTATATATGCCTCCTGCCAACCAGACTTCGGTGGGAACAGATGCCTTTATTCGTAATCTTGGTGCTTCAACCATTACGATCAAGGACTATCAAGGCGTTAATACAATCACTACGCTGACCAGTGGACAGGCCAAGTATGTCTACCTGACAGCCAATCCAGACACTCAGGGTACTTGGGTATCTATTACTCTAGGTACTGGATCGTCTTCCCCTGATGCCTCAGCCTTGGCAGGATATGGCCTACAAGCTCAGTCTACAACTTTAAATCAAACCCACCCTGCCCAGTCTGTATCTAATGGATATACCTTCTTGGCGAGTGATAGAGCACAAACTAAGGTATGGAGTGGTGGTGCAGGTGCTGTTACCCTTCCTTTGGCCTCTAGTCTAGGCAACAATTGGTTTACATTGTTTAAAAACAATGGTTCAGGCACCTTGACGATTAATTGCTCAGGGGCTAATGTATTTGATACTTTAAGTTCCAAAACATTCAATCCTAATGAGTCTGCCTTTATTGTTTGCGATGGTACTCAGTACTTGTCTGTTGGGTATGGTGTCAGTAATGTATTTGTATTTACTGCCTTAACTTTGCCTGTTGTTTCAGGAACTTATACCCTTACAACATCACAAGCTCAAAGCGTGATCCAAGAGTATGTAGGTTCTTTAACTGGAGATGTGACTGTAGTTTTCCCTCCAGTGGTTAACCTTTATGTCATCAGTAATCAGGTTACAGACAATGGGCACAAGGTTTTTGTAACGACTGGTGGTTCAGGGAATGTAGTTCAAGTCCCAACTGGTCAACAAGCCTCTTTAATTTGTGATGGTACTAACTTCTTTAACGCCAATACAACTCAAGCAGGGGCAACTTCTCTGAGTATGGTCAATGGCTCGGTAGGTACGCCTGCCATTAACTTTTTATCAGAAAACAATACAGGTATTTGGCACCCCAATACTGGGCAGTTTGGCATATCCATTCAAGGCGTTAATAAGTTCTTATTGACAGCCAATGGTGTTGATGCAGGGACATTCTGATGACAATGAAAAAAATGTTCGCCCTAGATACTGTCTCTGGTATTCAGAGGGACGGTACTATCTTTGACAAGAACTTCTATAATGATGGTCAGTGGGTCAGGTTTCAGCGTGGTCGTCCTAGAAAAATTCTGGGATACAAAGAGATTACAGCCTTCTTAGCAGGGCCATCGAGGGGTATTTATGTCAATCCTCAGAACGGTTTTACGCAAATCTTTTCTGGATACAACAACGGTATGCAAGTCCTACCCATCAATAATGTGGGTATTGGGGTTGGTATATCGGATTTTCTTATGTATGGTTTCACTCCCAATGATAATAATCTTTGGCAGTTTGATACTTTTGCTGATGTGTCTGGATCAGGCAATAACCTCCTTCTCGCACACGCAGGGCAAAACCTCACAGAAATAGATAGCACGATCAATACGCCTCCCCTAGCAGGCCCTATCAATGGGTTTTTTACGCTCTCTGGGACAACTTCTAGTGGTACTCCTACAGTTACCCTATCTGCACCCAATTCGTTCGTTGTAGTGGGTTTGGCTGTCACTGGATCAGGTATTCCTGCCAATACTTTTGTTGCTTCTGTCAGTGGTACTACGGTCACTTTGACTAAAAACGCTACAGCATCAGCCACAGTCACTTTGACTTACACCAACTTTACAATGTCAAAGATTGGCATTTTTACTCAGACAATCACTACAGTCAGTACTTCAGCAACTGCCACTATCGTAGCTCCATTGACCAACGAATTCATCATTGGTGCAGGTCAGACGGTGACTGGTTCTGGTATTCCTGCAGGTACTACAGTGGTCTCTGTGGTGGGAACTACAATAACTTTGAGCCAACCTGCAACTGCAAGCGCAACAATTACAGCCACTTTTGACAACAACTTGTCTGTTTCTGGTGGAATTGTGACCCTCCACCCTTATGTTTTTATCTATGGAAACGAAGGATTGATCCAAAACTCAGGTGCAGGAAACGTCAATGATTGGGTTTCTGCTACCTCTAACTCTGTTAATGTGGCTACAGGTAAGATTGTTCAAGCATTGCCTGTTCGAGGTGGTTCTAATGCTCCTTCTGGATTATTCTGGAGCTTAGATAGCGTTATTCGTGTGTCTTACACGCCTACAACGGTAACTGTAGGAACAACTGCAGTATCTTTCTATTGGCGTTATGACATCATTACAAGTCAGTCATCAATTCTTTCTTCACAATGTGTGATTGAATACGATGGTATTTACTACTGGATTGGCGTTGATCGGTTCATGCTCTACAACGGTGTCGTTAAAGAGATTGACAATCAGATGAACCAAAACTACTTCTTTGATAATTTGAACTACAACCAAAGACAGAAGGTTTACGCTACAAAAGTAACTCGATTTGGTGAAGTTTGGTGGTTCTACCCTCGTGGAGACTCTACAGAGTGTAATGATGCCATCATCTATAACATTCGTGAAAAGACTTGGTACGATGCAGGCACTGCAGTTGGTACTCAAAGGTCAGCAGGCTACTTCTCACAAGTGTTCCACTATCCTATCAACGCTGACTGGAATGTCAACCTCTCAGGTGGCGTTAATGGCTTCTCTATCACCAATGGTGGTTCATCCTATACCAATGGTACTTATGTTGCTGTCAACCTCACTGGAGGCTCAGGAACAGGTGCCCAAGCTATTGTGATCATCACTGGTGGTGCTGTGACCACTGTCTACATTACAACCCATGGCTATGGCTACCAAGTGGGTGATGTGTTAAGCGCATCTACTGGTGCAGGTGCAGGCTACATAGGAACCACTGGCTCTGGCTTCCAAATGACCATCACGACTACGATTGAATATGTGTCCCTCTATCAACACGAGATAGGAACAGATGCAGTCAAGGGTGGCAACGCTACAGCCATTCAGTCTTACTTTGAGACCAATGACCTAGGATGGGTCTCTGGTGGGCCTTCGCAACCTAATGTTGTTGGACAAAACAATTGGTTAAGAATCGAGCGTTTGGAGCCTGACTTCTTGTTATCAGGAACCATGGACTTGTACATTACTGGTCGTCCATTTGCTCAGTCTACTGATTACACTTCAGGGCCATATACCTTTGATCAGAACACCAACAAGATTGACCTCAAAGAACAGCGTAGAGAGCTAAGACTCAAGTTTGTCTCCAATGTCTCAGGTGGTAACTACCAACTCGGTAAGATACTGATCGGAGCAGATATTGGCGATGTAAGGGGTTACTGATGGCTACTAACGCTCTTAATACTCAAGCGCTGATCTATGACCCAAGGTATCACGACTTTCAGTCTTGGGCATCTTTAATGGTAGAGGCTTTTGCTAGTAACCAATTAGAGATTCCTGATAAAGATACCAATTGGCAAGAGTGGGCTTTGTCTTTAAAAGCTATTGACTTGTTTAACAATGAGGCTGTTCCTTCGCCTTATGAGTTTGAGAATTGGGATGAGTGGGTACAACAAACCATAAACGCTTATCAGCCAAGGACTTAATATGTACTATCCATTATCACCTCCTGAGCCACCTGC